ATACAAATATAATGAGGGAGAACTCTTAAAAGAGTTTAAAGAATATATCGATGCCACCTACGGCGAACACTATTCAATGAATAAATTTCAGGCAACCGAATTTATTATTGATAGTGGGCATGGTGTCGGATTTACCGTTGGGAACGTAATAAAATATGCCCAAAGATACGGAAAGAAAGCCGAAAGGAATAGACAAGACATATTAAAGGTGTTACACTATAGCATGATGTTATTATATGTACACGACATTGAAACCAAGGAGATTAAATAATGCAGATTAGTAAAGAAACAATTGATATCCTAAAGAATTTTGCTGGGATCAACAGCAACATTCTTATCAGAAAAGGTAAAACCTTATCCACAATTAGCACGGCAAAAAACATTTTTGCTAAAGCAACAGTCGCAGAAGACTTCTTAGAAGAAGTTGCGATCTATGATTTGAATTCTTTGTTGGCATTGCTAACATTAATGGAAAATCAGAATGTTGAATTTGGTGAAAAGAGTTTGACAATTTCTAAAGACTCAGGTAAATTTGAATATTTCTATTCTAGCCCTACTGTTATTGTTGCGGCGCCTACGAAGGATATTGAAGTAGATACACACTATGAGTTTAAGTTAACAGCAGAAGATGTTAACATGATTATGAAGGCCGCAGCTATTACAGGTGCTCCTACAATTACAATCGCTTGTAAGGGCGACGATGTTACTTTGACAATTGGTGATAAGAAAAATGATACGGCAAATACCTATAAGAAAGTTATAGGTAAATGCGAGCACACATTTGATTGCCATATGGCAGTAGAAAACTTCAAGATCATTCCTGATGCTTATTCAGTAACAATCTCGAAAAAGAAAGCATTCCAATTTAAACACGCAACAAAACCATTGGGTTATTTTATCGCAATGGAACCTGATTCGGTGGTGTAATATGCAAGAATCTTTTTATGTACCAAGACGTGAGTATATTGCTGTTCTTCGTAATGAAGTAGAAACATTAAAGCGCTTTTACTATAAACCAAACGAAGAAGGCACAGGACATTTTACTACTACAATTGGTGTATTAGAACAACGTATTAACGAACTTAATACTGTCCAAGATGCAACAGCTTGAGATACCATTCTTCTATCCTCTAACGGAGCAAATTCCGTTAGAGTTAGACTTCACTCCTAGTGAACAATGGATTGCTGAATGGCGAAAGAAACAATGGAACACTAATACACTTGCAACTAGTGGTAGTATTTTGATTAGTGGCACAGGTATAACTACATGGGCACAGGCACCTATGTCTTCTTTTGTTGTGAAGCCTTCTACAAAGAATGTTGGTAAATGGGAAATCTCAGAGTCTATGTTTGTGGATAGACCAATAAAGCCAAATGCTGTTATCAGATTTATGACCAAGCATCTTCTTGGTTTTAAATGGCATGATGAAATTTAATTATATTATGAGGTTATTATGGATTATCGTGAAAATGAATTTTTGTGGGTTGAGAAGTATCGCCCTCGTAAATTAGAAGACTGTATCTTACCCGCAGACCAAAAGACCATCTTTCTAGAGATGTTGTCTAAAGGTGAGATACAGAATATGCTATTATGCGGTGGTGCTGGTATGGGCAAGACCACAGTTGCCCGAGCATTATGTGAAGAACTACAAACAGACTATATCGTAATTAACGGTTCGGAAGAATCTGGTATTGATGTTCTTCGCACAAAGATTAAACAGTTTGCATCTACTGTATCATTCAGTGGCAAGGCAAAGGTTGTAATTTTAGACGAGGCAGATTATCTTAATCCCAATTCTACACAACCTGCACTAAGAGCATTTATAGAAGAGTTTTCGAATAACTGTAGATTCATTCTTACTTGTAACTTTAAGAATAGAATTATTCCTCCATTACATTCTCGATGCGCTGTTATCGAATTTAAATTACCTAAAGCAGATAGACCAAAGATTGCGGCAGCATTCTTCAAGCGCGTTACTGAGATTATGTCAATCGAAAAGATTGAGGCAGATGGTAAAGTAATCGCAAAAGTTATCGAGAAACATTTCCCCGATTATCGACGTGTATTAAATGAGCTACAAAGATATTCAGCCTCAGGAAAGATTGACGAAGGAATCTTTGTTAATCTAGGTGAGTCTAATATGCAAGAACTAATCGCTTGTCTAAAAGATGGCGATTGGAAAAAGATGAGAACTTGGGTTGTTAATAATATTGATAATGATCCTGGAACAATCTTTAGAAAATTATATGATACACTAACCGATCATGTTAAGCAAGTACCGCAATTGGTTTTGCTATTGGCAGATTATCAATATAAATCTGCATTCTGCGCTGACCAAGAGATTAATCTAGTTGCTTGTTTAACTGAGATTATGGCGGCGGTAGAATTTAAATGATAGATATTTTTCAACCTACTATACAATGGATCAAAGATGACTGGAATTCTAATCGCATTCGCTTTGCTGCCGAGCTTGTTGCTTGGGCTATTAGTATTGGGTGTAGCATTACAATGGCACTTACCGTACCAACACCTCCCCTCCTGGCTCTTTATCCTGTTTGGATTGCTGGCTGCGCTATCTATGCTTGGGCTGCTTATACTAGGAAATCTTTTGGGATGCTTGCTAACTACATCCTGCTTACTACCATAGACACAATTGGTTTGGTAAGGATGTTGACATGAGTTTATTCGGAGAACCAGTAAAGAAAATTGAAGAGGTTCCTTATAAAGCGCCAGCAATATCACCTTTCGATTTTATTAACGCAATACATCATAGTAAGGATAATCTAATAGTTGACGATTGGTCGGAGAAACAGTATAATCCATATATCATAAACAAAGGTTTGTCATATGGACACGATACAGTAATCCCAGCCAATGAGATGAACTCGCGTCCGCATCTGGACAAAATACTACAATTTCATTTTCTTATAAATATCATTAGGCCTAAAAAAAGATTTAATAAATGGATCAAGGCTGAGAAAATCGATGATTTGGAGGTTGTCAAAGAATACTATGGTTATAGCACAGAAAAAGCTAAACAAGTACTCCCACTCTTAAATGATTCGATCTTAGATGAGATGAAAAAAAGAATAACAAAAGGTGGTAAGAATGAGTACCGATCTAATCAACATTAATTTCCCGGGATATAATCCGCTGGAAGTTGTGCTCTCCGAACCGGATGATTTTTTAAAAGTACGTGAAACTCTAACAAGAATTGGTGTGGCTTCTCGCAAGGATAAAACATTATTTCAATCATGCCATATACTACATAAACAAGGCAGATATTTCATTGTCCATTTTAAAGAATTATTTGCGCTGGATGGCAAATCTGCAGATCTATCAGAAAACGATCTGCAACGAAGAAACACTATTGCTAAGTTATTAGTAGATTGGGGTTTGGTTAAAATTAACAATCCTCAGAATTTTATTGATTATGCCCCGCTTTCACAAATCAAAGTAATTTCTCATAAGGAAAAAGATGAGTGGAAATTGGAAACAAAGTATAATATCGGTAAGAAAAAACCGATAACTAGTAATAAATAATTATATCCCAGGGATGGGAAGCAAGGCGGAGGTAACCTTGTAAAAACCTTCACCAACGCTATGCCTTCGGGGTAGCATTATTAACTCGCTTAATTAAGGAGCACAAAATGACACAATTCGTAAACACTGCCATCGACACTATTGCTGGCGCAAAGAAAACTTTCGTTACTATATTCGTACCTAACGAAGAATTAAGAAAACCCCTAGACACTTACATTGACGCGCAAACAGATTTTGCTAAGAAGGTCGCTGCCGAAGTTAATAACTTCTTCACTACTATCAGCCTAGCAACATATTCTGTTGATGTTAAAAAAGCATTCGCAACTAAGTAATAGGGGTTTAACATGACATATTTTTTAAACAACCTACCTAAAGATTTTGACAAATTTTTTGTAGGATTTGACGACCAATTCAATCGCCTTTCAAAGATCCATGATGATCTAACGAAAGCAATTCCAAACTATCCTCCATACAATATCAAGAAAACCGGCGATAACACTTACGTTATCGAATTGGCTATTGCTGGATTTGCTAAGCAGGATATTGAAATTGAATTAGCAGACGGCAAAATGATTATTAAAGGCAATGTAGAAAATACAGAAGCTGAAGATAATTTCTTGTTCAAAGGTATTGCAAACCGAGCTTTCACTCGTACCTTCGCTTTAGAAGATACGATAGAAGTTAAGGATGCAGCAATGATGAATGGCATGCTTAAAGTATTCTTGGAAAAGATTATTCCTGAGCACAAGAAGCCAAAGAAAATTGAAGTTAAAGATACAGAAGCAGAAACAAAATCTTCTAAAAAATCTAAAGCTCAGCTTTTAACAGAAGATCCTTTGAGTCGTGATCTATGAAGGATGGCTTAGATGCTCTGGAAGGAGTACAGGCACCTTTATTGAAAGACTTTTGGGTATGGGTAAAAAGAAATTTTACTACATCATATCAAGCTGAGGTTGAAGCTTATCTCGCAGATTCTACAGATCACGCAGACGTTGAACGACGAATGCGCACTTTACAAAGAAGAGGTATGTTATGAAAAAAATCTTTTTAAGTATTTTGGAAGCTATTCAAGCTATCAAAAAACATAGGACTGGCCCCGGGTTAAAGGGTCGTTAGACACGGGGGCTTAGGCCCCCTTTTATTAGGAAATTAAAATGGCAATCAAAGTAGTTAAGTTAGTAACAGGTGAAGAAGTTGTAGGTGATATTACCGAAGATGGAAACAATATTAGCATTTATAAACCATGTGCAGTTATGTTAGTTGCATCTAGATCTACTCCAGACCAGCATTCAATGGCACTTGTACCATATGCAGGGTACGTGGATAATCACACGATCCATGTAAAGGAAAGTGCGATTATTTGGTCAGGTGATTTACAAGAAGATGTATATAATCAATATAATATGTTATTCGGGTCAGGCATACAAATATTGTCTAGCAAGACCCCGAATGTCACTAAACTCAGTGTAGAAACAAACTAATTGTCTACTATACCCATAGCCAAATTGCTTGGCTCATTAGTAATATTGCACCCCCACCTACCCATAGGCTAGCGGTGTACAAGCGGGGATTAACTGCTAAAATACTTGCAGATAATAATACGATTGCTATTTGAAATAATGATCCTGCGAATGTGTACCAAGGACTTCTAGATTTTGCAACTGATCGTTCTGCTTCTAGAGCACGAGCTTTAGCAAACAATTCTTTTTTGCCTTCGCCTGTAGCAGGATCGCTTTCATATCGATCTATTTTTGCTTTTAGTTTATCTGCTTTTGCTGTATCTTTACGGGAAATCGCATCGTCTAAAGATTGCTCAGCTAAAGTTTGTTTTATACTTTTAGCTTGATAAAAAGCCCAAGTATTATTTGCATCAATTGTATTGTTTAATACTTTGCTGCTGTTACCACCACCCATATAAGTATTGATTGCTAGTAATGCAGCCAATACTACAATAACCCATCCTGCCTTATCTTTAATAAGAGCTTCTTTCTCAGAACGAGATAGGGGTTTAGTTTCTGTTTTTACTTCTGTCATTTTCTTTCCTTTCATTTAGTTAATGACGTGACCACCATTTTAAAAAATATAGCAGCCCTGCCATTGTTATAGTAAACGCTGCTATTAAAATTCCTAATACCCATGCGAGAGCTTTAGACAAGCTCATATCAAGAAGTAAATCCCAAATAGAATTATATTCTGAATTTTTTTCTTCTTCCATTTATCTTCCTATGTATTTTTGTGGTTCGGCTTCTCTTCTTCTTTGTTCTTCGCTTTTAGGTATAAGTCCTGTGCCGTATTGAGGATATTTCTGTTGCCTATCATATGCCACCCACATAAATATTCCTGCCAATGTAAGTATTATTATTAAAATGAATACACCTATTATTGCGTCTTCCTTAATTTTTTTAAGTTTAGCTGCTCTTCTCTTTTCATGTATAGCTTGCTTTTGCATTTCAGTAATGATGAGCTTTTTCTGTTGCTCCCCCAGTATCTTCATCATTTGATTTACCTCGGTCCACAATGCACCTAATTCGGGCGGACTTTGATATATCATTATTTCTTGTAATTCTGTACCCATTTGTTCTAATTGCTTTCTCATTAGAACTCTTTGCAATGCTCTTTTACCTAAACTTGCATCGCCAGTGTAAACTTGAGTCTTACTACGTTTTTCCTCTTCTTCAAAAATTGCGATACACTTATGTAAATTATCATAGTATGCACCGAGATGTTCTCCAATTTCAGTATAGATTCCTGTGTGTTCTCCGGAATTTGCTTTCTTGTTTAATTCAATTATTTCATTTTTTTGCTTAACGAAATTGTTACGTTGTTCTGAGGTGGCTGGCTTTTCTGGAGGATGCAATTTTTTAAACTGCTCATCCATATCCTTGAGAACATCTTTGACTTCCCCAGCTGCGCCTTTTATGTCTTTGTAAAGTTTGCACCCAGCTTTAACCGCTGAAACCGCGCCGTTTGCAAGAGCAAAT